AGCACTTAACTGCCGCAGAGAAAGTGATATAGTTATGAACATATATAATATAGTAAGTGATTTAGATATACCTAATGGTCACACAAAGAGAATGGCCTGTCCTAACTGTGGCAAGCGTACCTTTACTGTGACTAATAACATGGGTAGTCTACTGTGGAACTGCTATCGTATGTCTTGCGGTGTCAAGGGTGGGACTCGTGTCCACATGACAGTAGATGATATACGTTCCGGCTTGGGTAACGCCCAACAGTTTGCAGATGCTACACCATTTGAATTGCCTACATACATCATACCCCATCGTGAGAATGTATACATGAACAGGTGGTGTGACACATGGGGCTTAGACATAGATGAGTTAGGTTTATTGTATGATGTAAAGGAAAGCCGTGTGGTATTTCCTGTCATGCACCAAGGTAAGATGGTAGATGGTACAGGCAGATCATTGTCTGGTCATCGTCTACCTAAATGGAAACGATATGGAAAAAGTGGCTTGCCTTATGCCGTAGGGTGTGGTAAAGTCGCAGTAGTTGTTGAGGACTGTGTGAGTGCAGCCGTGGTTGGTGGCAAATCCTTTGTCGGGGTTGCGCTTTTAGGCACATCATTGCAAGAGGCGCATAAAGGGTATCTCTCACAGTTCTCAACAGCCATAATAGCGTTAGACCCCGATGCGCTACCGAAGACATTAGAGATGGCGAAGGAACTACGAGGACACGTGAACGATGTTCGTGTTCTTAGATTGACTGATGACTTGAAATATCGTAACCCCGAAGATATGGAGAAGCTAAATGGAATTATCACTGATTAGAAGTTTAATGGATAAAGGTTTCTACGATGATCATCGTGGTTCCAAATGTCCTGATCGTTTGTTCAGTAGTGATGTGCGAAAGATTAAGAAAGCTATCGACACTGCTATGGACAAGTATGAACGTACCGTATTGCCAGATGAGATTGAGGCATTGTTTATGTCTAACAACCCTACTCTGACTACGGCACAGAAAGCGTCTTACTTTAGCCTGTTTGGGCAGATTAAGCGTGAGCAGCCTATGGGTAGTGACATAGCACAAGAGGTGCTATCCAAACTATTCCAGCAGGTGATTGGAGAAGACGTTGCTAATATCGGATTCGATATGGTCAACGGTGATGCTGCCACACTGGAAGCATTACGCAACTTGCTTGAGAGATATGGTGATGACTTTATCCCAAACCTTAACATTGAATGGGATGACATCAGTATCGAAACTCTTATGGCAAAGGCTGAGTTGGAAGCTAAGTGGGCATTCAACATACCATCAATGACCCGCAAGATTGAGGGCGTTAGTGGTGGTCAGCTTATCGAAGTAGGTGCTAGACCTAACACTGGTAAGACATCCTTCCATGCCAGCTTGATTGCTGCGCCGGGTGGGTTTGCTTCACAAGGTGCTAGGTGTATTATCCTATGTAACGAAGAGCCTACTCACCGTGTCGGTGCTAGATACCTAACAGCAGCGGCGGGAATGACAGCACGAGAGGTGCGAGATGACATGGCGAAAGCCAAGCTAATGTATGAACCTGTGATGAACAACATCAAGATTAAAGATGCAGGTGGTAGAGACATGGCTTGGGTTGAGTCTGTATGTAAATCATTCAAGCCCGACATTCTAGTACTAGACATGGGTGATAAGTTTGGTGTGGCAGGTAACTATGCCAGACCAGATGAGGCGTTGAAGGCTTGCGCTATCTACGCTAGGCAGATTGCCAAGACCTACGACTGTGCCGTGTTCTATATGTCACAATTATCTGCAGAGGCAGAGGGTAGGTCACAGCTTAATCAATCTATGATGGAAGGCTCACGTACAGGTAAGGCTGCTGAAGCTGACTTGATGATACTGATTGGCAAGTCACCTAGTGTAGAAGGCCAAGAGGAAGATAGCCCACTGCGACACATCAACATCGTAAAGAACAAGCTTAACGGCTGGCACGGTATGGTGAACGTAGACCTTAACTACCAGACTGCGAGGTATGAGGGATGAGGAAACAATTCAATGAAGCCCTGCATGGTAAGCATGACAAACCTGCACGTGTTCGTACTATGGAATATATGCAGATCAAGGGCTACGAGATATGGGAAAACCCTAACACATACGGTCAAGACTTGATTGCTGAAGGTAGCAAGGGTAAGTTCTATGTAGAGTGTGAGGTCAAGACTGTTTGGAGTGGTGCGGTGTTTCCCTACGACACATTGCAACTACCAGAACGTAAGTCAAAGTTCTTCAATGCACCCACGTTGTTCTTTGTGTGGAATAAAGAGTTATCAAATGCTCTTATGTTTAAGTCCGAAGATGTTAAAGACTTGACACCAGTGGAAGTACCGAATAAGTATATAGCTTCTGGTGAAATGTTCTACCAGATTCCACTAACCCTGACAGGAAAAGTAAGGATGGATAGATATGAAACTAACACTTGATGTAGAGAATACGGTAACGCACCGTGGTGGTAAGATGCACCTAGACCCCTTTGAGCCTAACAATTCATTGACTATGGTGGGTGTACTGACTGACCAAGGACACGAGCAGCATTTCCCTTTTGACCATGCTGACGTGCCTAATCAACCCGATTACCATGAGCGTGTACAATGGTTCCTTGATCAAGCTACAGTACTCATATGTCACAACGTGGCACATGATTTGCTATGGCTATGGGAGTCAGGTTTCAAGTATGATGGTGCAGTGTTTGATACTATGCTTGTCGAGTATGTCTTGCAGCGTGGTGTCAAAGAACCATTATCACTTGAGGCTTGTGCAGAACGCTATGAGTTAGATACGAAGAAGCAGGATACTCTGAAGGAGTACTTCAAGAAGGGCTACAGTACACGAGACATACCATACAACGAGTTGTGTGAGTATCTATCTGCTGACCTTCATGCTACTCAGCAGCTTGCTGACAAGCTATGGTATCGCCTTAACACTACGGCAGATGCTGGTCTGCTGTCCACTGCACGATTGACTAACCGTGTAGCTAAGTGTCTGACTAAAATATATCAGACAGGCTTTGCCGTTGACTTGACTAAGCTAGAAGAAGTGCGTGATGAGTTTGAGAATGAGAAGCGTCAACTTACGGATGACTTACAGGCTCATGTACGTAAGCTTATGGGTGACACACCTATCAATCTAAATAGTCCAGAGCAATTATCTTGGGTTATCTATAGCCGCAAGGTTATGGACAAGCAGTATTGGGGCAATGCTATTGACCCCTATATGGCAGACGCAGACTTCCGCAGCCTGATTGCTGGCGGCACTGAAAAGATATACAAGACTAAAGCAGAACAGTGCCGTGACTGTAATGGTACAGGCCAGATAAGAAAGGTAAAGAAAGATGGAACACCATTTGCTAGAACCACAAGCTGTAAGAACTGTAATGGGCGGGGTTATCTGCTTGTACCTACTATGGATTTGGCGGGGCTAAAGTTCAAGCCCCCTGCATCCAAGTGGGCAAGTGCCAACGGCTTCAGTACCAGCAAGCAGAACCTAGAGTTGCTAGAGTCTGCCGCCAAGCAGCGTGGCATGACTGACGCTGTAGACTTCTTATATAAAGTACGTAGGCTCAGTGCAGTTGATACATACCTGTCATCCTTTGTTGAGGGTATCAGTATGCACACCAAGCAGGACGGAAAGCTGCATGTACGGTTGCTACAGCATCGCACTTCAACTGGTCGCTTCTCTGGTGCAGACCCTAACATGCAGAACATGCCACGTGGCGGTACGTTCCCTGTAAAGAAAGTATTTGTGTCACGATTTGATGGTGGTAAGGTAATGGAAGCTGACTTTGCGCAGCTTGAGTTTCGTACTGCCGCTTACTTATCACAAGACGAGGTAGCAATTGAAGAAGTATCTACTGGATTTGATGTACACTCATACACCGCTAAAGTTATTAGTGATGCTGGTCAGCCTACGAGTAGACAGGATGCGAAAGCGCATACGTTTGCTCCACTCTACGGCGCAACAGGATACGGCAGAACAAAAGCGGAAGCAGAATACTACACACACTTCACCAAAAAGTACCAAGGAGTTGCCGATTGGCATTCCCGACTGGCTAAAGAAGCTGTGAACACACAAAAGATAACCACGCCTAGTGGCAGAGAGTTTGCGTTTCCTGATGTGGTACGTAAATCTACAGGGCGTGTCTCTCACTTTACACAGATTAAGAATTACCCTGTGCAATCATTCGCTACAGCAGACATTGTGCCTATTGCATTGCTGCACATTGATGAGTTGCTAGACGGTATGCAATCGTGTATAGTAAACTCAGTGCATGACAGTATTGTAATTGATGTACACCCTGAAGAAGAAACGCAGGTAATCAACGTCATAGAAGCTACTAATAAAGCACTACCTGAACTCATCACTTTACGGTGGGGAGTTGACTTCAACGTACCTCTATTATTAGAGGCAAAAATAGGCCCGAATTGGCTTGACACCAAGGATGTAACCTGATATAACTATGCATTCTACAACTGAAAAGGAGTTAATAAACATGAACGATATTACAACGATTGACACTAATAACTACGCTGAAATGGCAAAGGCTATGGGTCTTGCAAATGAAGCACCGGCACAAAAGAAACAAGGAATGTTCCTTGCTCGTTTGCGCATCAACCATTCACCTATTCTTGGTTCAGATACTATCAAGGTCAAGGGTGGTACTTATAAGTTAGAGATTCCTGATGGGCCTACGTATTATGCAGAGTCTGCAGTGATGCGTCCATTCATGCAACGCTTTATGTACAAGAAGTTTATCATGGGTAGTGGTGCTATCCCTAATCGTTATGTCAAGACTGTTATGGCTGATACCCTTAACATGGACTTGAAGGATAACGATGGCGGCTTTAACTGTGGTAAACCATCTGGTTGGATTGAAGACTTTAAGTCATTGCCTGATGCAACTAAGGAACTTATACGATCTATCAAGCGTGTACGAGTAGTGCTTGGTACAGTTGAATTGATTAAGCCAAAGGATGCAGATGGTAATCTTGTAGACTTGGATGTTACTCCATTCATCTGGGAAGTAGAGAACCGTGATGCCTTTAAGACTGTAGGCAATGTGTTTACACAGCTTGCTAAGATGAAGCGTCTTCCTGTGCAGCACAATGTTACTTTGAATACAGAAGAGCGTAAGCTACCTAATGGTAACAGCTTCTACTTACCTACTACCTCATTGGATGTAACCAATACAGTTGAGTTAACACAAGATGACCAAGAAAAGTTTGCTGACTTCATGTCTTGGGTGACTAACTATAATGAGTACATCATCAATACTTATGCAGAGAAAGCGTCAACTAAGAATGATGTAGCTCTGGATGAGGTAGACATTGACGGTGTAGTTGATGTTGAATTTGAAGAAGAGGTAGCATAATGAACCACCCTGCTGAACTGGCATTGCATCAGTATCTTGAGGATGCTGTAAAAGGCAAGACAAGTATATCACAAGACACCATCAAACAGATTGGTGACGATGTGATGGCTGCTGCAAAACGTCAGTTTGGTGGGGGTAACAAGCGTGACAAGTTCGGCCTACGTATGTCCAATGTAGGTAGGCCAACTTGCCAACTCTGGTATGATAAGAATAAACCAGAGGTAGCGTTACCCTTTCCTACAACATTCGTAATGAACATGATGATCGGAGACATTGTAGAGGCAGTGTTCAAAGGCATCTTAACAGAAGCAGGAGTTAATTATGAGGACACGGACAAAGTTACTCTTGACCTTGGTGACGATAGTGTTTCTGGCAGTTATGATCTTATCCTTGACGGTGCAGTTGATGATATTAAATCAGCTTCAGATTGGTCATACAGAAACAAGTTTGAATCCTTTGACACTCTTGCCAGCGGTGATGGCTTTGGCTACGTAGCACAGCTTGCAGGATATGCTAAAGCTGCAGGTAAAAAGGCTGGTGGCTGGTGGGTATTGAATAAAGCTAACGGTGCATTTAAATATGTACCCGCAACAGGACTTGATATGGACATAGAAGTGTCCAAGATAAAGGAAACAGTAAACAAGGTAAAGGAGAACAAATTTGAAAGATGCTTTGAACCAGTACCAGAGAAGTTTAGAGGTAAGGAGACAGGTAATAAGATACTTAACGATGGCTGTCGTTTCTGTTCTTATCGTTTTGATTGTTGGCCTGAATTAACAGAACGTCCTGCCGTTAAGTCACAGGCTAAGAACCCGCCTACAGTAAGTTATATAGGTGATGTAATTGCCTAACGCAAAACAATTTAGAGCAGCACGAAAGTATGGGTATCGTAGTGGCCTTGAACTAAAGGTATCTGACTATCTCAAAGAACTTAACGTAGACTTCTTGTATGAGAAAGTTAAGATTGAGTGGGAAGACCTAGCATACAGGACATACACACCTGACTTCGTGCTGTCTAACGGAATCATTATTGAAACAAAGGGCATGTTCACTGCAGCCGATAGGCGTAAGCATCTTGCTATTAAGAAACAACATCCTAATTTAGATATTAGGTTTGTGTTTGAAAGTAGCAGACGTAAGCTACGTAAAGGTGCTAAGTCTACCTATGGTGAATGGTGTATTAAGTATGACTTTAGATATTATGACAGGATTATACCTGAAGACTGGTTAAAGGAAAAGGGTAAGAACAAACACCCAAAGTTTATTAAGTTTGGTGGCACAAAAGTAAAAAGGAGATAGGTATGGACATAAGAGATAAGATAGCTAAAGAAGTACAGAACGAAGACTTACTCATACGTGTCAGGCCATTCGCTGATAATGATGGTAAGTGGACAGGTGAAGTTGACATATCTATAATGGCTATGCCTGACAACCCTATGGATGATGAAGATTACTATCAAGTAATGCACTTTGCTAAGATGATGTGTGCTACTGTGCCTGTAATGGAAGAGGTAGAGGATTTAAGAAATATAGTACATGAGTATGTACTTAAAGTTATTGACAACGAAGATGATATTGAGTTAGAACTAGAAGATGAAATATCAGTAGAGAAAACCTACGATGGTAATGTAGTACACCTTAACTTTAACACGAAGACTGGAGGTTCAGCATGAGACATGATGCATATATGAGGAAGATGGAAGAGGCAGAGGCAGCAGGTAAACGAGCTTGGGGTAATGTTGATATGGTCAACAGCCCACCACACTACAATCAGACAGGCATTGAGTGTATTCATGCTATCTCTGCTGCCACTGACAAGGGGTTCAGGTACTACCTGCAGGGTAACATTATGAAATACCTCTGGCGTTTTGACTACAAGGAGAAACCAATAGAGGATTTGCAGAAGGCCAAGTGGTACTTGGACAAGTTGATTGAAGAGGTAATGGCAGATGGCAAGAGTTAAACTGTTCATTACTATAGACGTGGATGAAGAAGAGTATCCAATACCTGCTGATGGACAGGTAGGTGAGGAGATAGAGGATGGCATACGTGAATACTTCTATGATGTAGACGGTGCTGACATAAGAACAATTAGAACTATTATGGAGTAATGAAATGATAAGCAACCAATTACCAACAGACTACCAAAACTTTATTGCTCTTTCCCGATACGCAAGATGGAAAGAAGATGAACAACGAAGGGAGACATGGAGTGAAACTGTCACTAGATACTTTGATTATATGGAAGGGCATCTTGGTGCTAACTTTAGTTATAAGCTTCCTGATTCACTAAGAGGTGAACTAGAAGGGGCTGTACTTAGTCAAGCTATCATGCCTAGCATGAGGGCATTGATGACATCAGGGCCAGCCCTAGACCGCTGCCACGTAGGTGGATACAACTGTTCATACGTACCTGTGGATAGCCCACGTGCGTTTGACGAGACTATGTACATCCTCATGTGTGGCACAGGTGTAGGCTTCTCTGTGGAGCGTCATTGTATTGAGA